GTTTCCCAGTCACGATCGGGCCGGTACTTAGAGGGGCGAAAATATAATAAAATACCAAGGACTGTTAGGGCTAGAACTTAACGGGGAAGGAGAATAAAATGGCATTAAAAAAATCGGAGTTACTAGAACTTTTAAAGGACACAGCAGATGATGTTGATGTTACTGATGTTTTAAAAGGAATCGAGGGTTTAGCTGAGGTTAAGGAAGTTCCTTTCAATGCTTTAAATCTTACAATAGATGACTATAAAAACATTCTTGAAAATAATAAGACTATACAAGGATATAATCAATCTCAGATTGATAGTTTCGTCTCTAAGGGGGTTGAAAGTTTCAAGAGTGGCAAAATGCAGGAGTATATAAACGAGGCAGTTGAAAAGGCTAAAATACCTCCAAATGAAACTCCGGAGCAAGCGGCAATAAGAGAATTAAAGGAAAAACTGGAAAACATAGAAACAGAAAAAGCTATGGCTGAAAAGCAAATTGCAAGAAATAATATGTCTAAGAAAATAAAAAATAGTCTTAAGGAAAAGTATAAAGACTTTAAATATGATATTTCGGACGATATATTGGAAAGATTTATCGGAGATGATGAAGAATCTAGTAATCAACAGATAGACCAATTAGTAGGGTATGTATCTAGCATACTAAAAGCCGACAGAGAAAGTTATTACAATCATAATAACCCACAACCTCCAGGAGATGGGGGAGGTTCCAACCCTAAAAAAATGACTTTGACTGAGGCTATGCAATATAAAAATGAGCATCCCGATGTGGATGTTAAAACATTAATCTAAACTAAAAGGAGGGCAATAATATGCCAGGAGTATTTGATAAGAAAATATTTAATGATGAGGTATTTCAAACTTACGTTGAGAGAATACCTAAACTTAGAACTAACGAGCTTTTAAAGTCTAAGGCTATAGTTTTAAGACCAGATTTAAAACAATCTATGAGTGACCAAGTTGGTGGGAATATATTAACTATGCCAATAAAAGGACTTATAGACGGAGATGCTCAGAACTATGATGGAGCAACAGACATAACTTCTTCTTCTACTAAGACTTATTCTCACTCAAGAGTTGTTGTTGGTAGAGCAAAAGCGTGGACTGAAAAAGACTTCTCTTATGATATAACAGGCGGAGAAGATTTTATGGAAAATATAGCACAGCAAGTTAGTGGATATTGGGAAGATATTGACCAAGATACTTTATTGGCTATAATCCAAGGTATATTTGCTATGACTGGAGCTGATAATCTTAAATTTGTAAATAATCATACTGCAAATATATGCATGGATGGAGAAGGAGTTGTTGGAGCAACTACTTTAAATAGTGCAATGCAAAAAGCTTTAGGACAAAATAAAGGCAAATTTGCACTTGCAATAATGCACTCGACTGTATCTACTAATTTAGAGAATTTAAAATTAGTGGAATATATGAAATATACAGATGCTAACGGGGTAGAAAGAAATCTAGGATTAGCTACATGGAATGGTAGAGTTGTTATAGTTGATGATGGTATGCCTTCTAAATCAGTGGCTAGAGGTTATGTTAAAGTAGATGCTGGTTACCCAGGAGCTAAAAAAGTAGTTGCAAATAGTGCTACTCCTGGTGAAGGAGAAATGAAACTTGAAGCAATTACTCCAGTTGCGAGTGGATATACTGCTGCGGTTAATGATTATGTTGTTATGAAAGAAGCAAGAACTGAATACACAACTTACGTATTAGGTGAGGGAGCTTTTGAATTAACTGATTGTGGTGCTAAAGTTCCAAGTGAAGTTGATAGAGATCCAGCTAAAAATGGTGGAGAAGATACATTATATACAAGACAAAGAAAATGTTTTGCACCTAAAGGTATTTCTTTTACAAACGCTTCAATGGCTTCTGCGTCTCCAACTATTGATGAATTGAAAAATGGTGCTAACTGGACTTTAGTTAAATCTATGGGAGATAGCCCAGAATGCATCGACCATAAGGCTATACCAGTAGCTCAAATAATATCTTTAGGATAAGGAGGTTGGTATAAGTGCTTGATGCTATGCTGCAAGAGATGTATCCTAATATATCCATAGCTAAGCTGAATATATACAAAAGCATAGCTATAGATAAGCTACTTAATTATTTTAGAAACCAACTTTTTATACCTATAACAGAGCAAGAATTAGAAACAGAGTACATGAGTGCTCTGTTTCTTTTTATTTCAAATGCCATTGACTTTGAAAAAATGAAGGGCATTAAATCTATAAAGCAAGGCAATAAGCAAGTAGCATATAACACTTATGATGCTAAGCAATTTGTTATAACTAAAGAACTGATGGACATGTTTCCGCTACCTAGAGTAAGAGCAGTTGAAAAAATAGATTTAGGGAAAGCAGGTGGAGGCAATGTTTAGCGATTATAACGCTACTTTGTATAATCTTGTCAAAAAAGAAGGTAAAGTTACCTATAAAAGAACATACCTCTATGGTATTGATTGGCAGTCAGAGACGGGTATCAAAATATTAAAAACTAGTAATACTGCACTAGACCCGAAAGCTACTATCTCAGTTTTCATTCCATACGAATCAACAGATAAAACCTATTTATCACCCAAGAAATTCAATGAACTAACTAACCATGAAAAATTTTTCACGTTGAAAGCCCATGATAAATTAGTTAAAGGCATTATTGATTTTGAAGTTAATAATGTAAATGACTTTAAGCTACTTGAAACCAAATATGATGATGTAGTAACTGTTGCAACAGTAATAAATAGTGAAATTATGGGACATTTCGAGGTTGATTGCGTATGATGAAAGCTAAGGTTATTATTGATTTCAATGCGCAAAAGGTACTTGATAAAGGTAAGCTAGACAGAACACAAAGGCAATTTGTTCATTTAGTTGCTGTAAAATCTGACCCATATGTGCCATGGCTGAGTGGTGATTTAAAAGGCTCTGCTAGGGAAAATAGGAAGTCAATAACATACTCACCTATGCATGGTGGCACAAAATCTTATGCGTGGATTCAGTACAAGCATAATGAGGGATTTGGAAGACAAGGTATTAATAGAGGTGGTAAAAGAGGCCCAGATTGGGTACAAAGAATGTGGGATGAAGGTGGAAAAGAAGAAATAACAAGAGAAGTAGCTGATATGTTAGGAGGAAAGGCAGATTGATAGTTGATAAGGTATTGGAATTTATAAGAGGATGTCCTCTTTTCACTGTTGATGACATTATAAACACAGATTATTTAGCAGAAGAAGTTGAAAATTATTCAATTGAAACTGCTCCAGGAGAAAAGATATTAACTGAATATATAGATGGAAGCTCTGAAAGACAATTAGTATTCTACTTAACAGGAAGAGAAGTAGCAGGTGCTTTTGATGGTAGCAATGTTGAAAACACTATATTTTATGAAAACTTTTCTAATTGGGTAGAAGATTGCAATAAAAGAAAAGAGTTGCCTATATTGGAAGAAGGATTGCAAGCTTTAAACATTGAAACTCTATCGCCAGCTTATGTTATTCAAGTTGATGCAGATAGGGCAAGATATGTTGTTCATATGAGATTTAAATATTTTTGTGAAAATTAGGAGGGTTAAACATGAAAACTATATATAGAAGACAAATTGCCAATTACTTGGATATTGGCGCAAGCGAAACTGAATCGTTTGAGGTAATGGGAGTAGGCTTTGAGTCTTTGGATGAAGAACCAGGAGCAAAATCAGAAAGTACTTGTTATATACATGAATCAACTTCGACAAGTACTATCACGCAATATGAAACTAAGTTCCCTTATTCAATGGAGGGTGTTTCTGACAATGAAGTTGTAATGTCGTTGTATAAAACAGGAAGAGACCATGAGGTTGGCGCAGATGCTGAAAGAACTATGGTAGTTGTTGATTTATATGCAGCTGCTGTTTCTGGAGCATATCCTGCTAGGAAATTCACTGTATCTAATGAAGTATCAAAATTCTCCGGAGAAGGTGGAGGAAAATTAAAAGTTGAAGGAACATTGAATGCAGTTGGTGACCCAGTCGAGGGTACTTTTAACGTAGAAACTAAAAAATTTACAGCTACTGTTGCTGCTGTATAGTATATAAAAATAAGGAGTGATATAACATATGTTTAAAATAAATGGATATGAATTAGAATATGATTTTTTAGATGTTGATGATAGAGAATTTTTCGAGGAAGAATTCAAGAAGGCAAACGAATTTATTCAGAATGCTTACGCTAATGCCAATGAAGGTAATGCTAGTGCGTGTATGGATCGTGACTGGGAAA